TTACGCCCCCGACCACGACATCATAATCGATTGAATCGGAATGCCTCCAGCGTTATCTCCAGCTTCGAAAAACCACCCTAAATAATTGAATCCTGAGCCGCTCAGAAAATGCGATGATTTTGATCCGGAATAAACCAAAGTCCACATGATCGGATCAGGTGAAACATAAAACTTAAGATTCGTGCCATCGTCAACCAGCCTCACCCAAACCAGACCTGAAAATGTGCTCGTACGACCTAATGGAGATGAATTGTGTGACGTTGGAGAATTCCAGTTGTCAACTATAGCGTTGAAAACATTCGCATTCCCCCAAATAAGATAGTAAGTAGTGAGAGGTCCGGAGGGGGAGGAAGCGAGCACAAAGCCGACGCCCTCGTAATTTTGGCCAGCCCCTGGAAGCGAAACAAGAACACGCAGATCGAAAGGGACGGAAGGGTAAGCCTTCAGCATCCCTTCGAGAAAAGATCCGTTGTATGTGATCGAATCTCCTATTAAAACTCCCGTAGGGACATCCATGACAGAAAAAGTCGAGGATTGATTCATTGGTGTGGTAAGTGCAAGGGAAGCCACAGACGGATTATTGATAACGCCACTCCACAAGCCACCCGTGTCCCCACCGCCACCGCTGGCCGTGGCTGTCAATTTACCGGATGAATCCACCACAATCGTAACGCCATCGGGTTTTACCAGACCGATAGCGGAGGGTGTGGCCGCGGGCACAAAAGCGGAGACGTTGCGGACGACGGTTGGATCAAGGGATGGCGCGTCAGCCTGCCATTCAACGTTGGCCGCATTGGCCGGAGCTGCCGGGGTCTCATTATTCAGATTGATGACTTGTGTCGCCATGCCTTAACTCCCATTGACCGTCCAGCCGCCGCCTGAGTTGACGCCGGTCCAGACGGCGACAGTGGCCGATCCGGAGGCGGTTCCATCCGCCACACTGGTGGCTGTGATTGTGTGCGAACCTGCCGCAGTTGGCGCGGTATAGTTGCCCGTCGCGTCCACGGTGCCGACAGTAACATTTCCGCCGGCGATGCCATCGACAGCCCAACTTACGTTTTGATTGGCATTATTGGTCACTGTTGCACTGAATTGCTGGCTTCCGCCAGTTGCCACACTTACACTTGAAGGAAGTACACCCACCAGCGTAGCGGCAGAAGATGTGGGTGTGCAATAGAGCGCGAAAATATCCACTGTTCCCGGCCACACATCATTCGATCCGTCCTGGAAAGTCGCGTGCACAATGTTGGCCGCATCGAGATAGCAGCTCCCGATGCCTTGTGCGTGTGCTGTATTCGCCTCTGGAAGGCCATTGCTCGATCCTATGAGGATCTCCAGCGTCGAACCATCGCCAGCCGAAGTAGGAAGCGTCAGCGTCGCGCCATTGGCCATATTCTTGGCGCATCCGGCTCCAAAGATGGTGCCGTTACTCAAGGGAATCTGTATCCATGGGTTGCCGCCGATTGTCTGAGAGACGACGGTCCCGATGTTGTTTTTCCAGGCGAAGACAAGAAGCGACGCATTTCCGTGCCATTCATTCCCTGAGCCATCGGTGATGTTATAGTGCACACCCAACTCTGCATCTACGGAGGCGCCCATCATGTGAGCCACATTAGAGCCGTCTGTGGGTCCATCGTGCAGCTCGGCCACGGCAAAGCACTGCGCGGCCGTATAGCCAGCAGGAAGAGTAATAGTCGATCCGTCGGCAAGCACACCGTTGCCGAAGATGATAGTTTCGCCTCCCAGTAACGTGAGTTCCAGCCAACTCAAGCCGTTTGCAGTAGTAAGAACATCCGTACTCAGCCATGCCAGGCACGCGTAATTTACGCTGCCGCCCCATGTCAACCCACTCCCAGCGCCGTACTCCCAATCGCAGTACTGCAAGATGAGAGCCATCGAAGGCGTGGCCGCACATAGCAGCACTGCTGAAGCTGAATGGTCGTTGCCGGGCACGTTCGAGCTGGCAGGAGAGGCCCACGCCAGGAGATTGGCTGCGGGAAATCCTGTGGAAGGAAGCTGAAAATTAGTGCCGCCAGAAAGCATTCCGCTGAAAAAGACGAAAGTGCCACCATTGGCTAATGGAATCGGCGTAAAGTTTACGGAGTTACCAGGATCGCTACCCGGAACCGACGGCCAGCCGGCCTGTGTCGGGTCACTGGTGTCATACATGACAGCTTCGTTGTAGGGGCCGAGAACAAACTCTATTTCTCCGCTGCTGTCGGAGGGTTTGCGTGCGATCGAGCCATCTGTGCCCGAGGATTCGACGGTCGGCGGCGCAACAGTCAACGGCTCCAAAACCTCAAACTCCCCTTGATAAGTAAAGCTGGCCGTAGAATCGATGGTGACATGATCGCCGGGGCGCACCGCGCAGACCATGTTCCCATACACATCCTTGGCGAACATCGACGTACGTAACTTGACGCTTGGCGGCGTGACGTAGGGTGTCTGATCGATACCTAACAGCCGATCCCGCTCGTAGCAGGTGAGACGACTGGCTTGGTCCCAGGTTGTCGTCGCAAAATCAAGAGTTTGCTTCACTTTTTCCCGCTGGCGCGGGATGCCAAGCCCCACCGCTCCCCGCGCGAGCATATTTGTCTTATGCCAAAATTCTGGCGTGCGCTCTTTGAAGCGCGAATACAGAAGCCCTATGCCGCCCACCGCGCCAACGCTTGATGGCACCTGAGATCCCGGCTCAACCAGGTAAAAGGTGGTCGGGTCGATCTCTTCCGAGGTGCCCACATTTTGCACGGCCGGCACACTGTAAACCTGCTGAACGCCATCATAAGGAGTGCCCGTGCCTCCAATTGCAATGCGATCACCATCCTCAAATGGATGCGGCGCCTTGGTGGTAACCAGTGGACGAGAAGGCGAAGAGCCAACCGTAATCGATTGGATTTCACTGCACTGCGGTACCAAAAGGTCCCGGAAGGTGGCGATATAGCGGTTGCCGCCTTTATGCAGCGATAGATCGTCCGCTTGCCAGGAGCCAGGCAGAATATGCGAGCGGCTGAAGGTAAAGACACTTGGCCGCGGCATATCTATATTCACGCCGATCTTGCCGGCGTACTCAGTCATAAAGGCGCGGCAATTCAGCAGAATCTGTTCCTGGCACGCCTGCAGCGATGTCTGCTGAGAGAAACTGTAATTTCCCTCAAAGCGTCTGCGGCTATTGGATAGAATTTCGTCGCAGTACTGTGCCGCGGTGAAGAGAGGACCCCAATCAAAGCGGTTCTGGATGGCGCTGCTCAGGAGATCCGGCCCGGCATTGAGATCCAGACCATAGTCAGGCAATATCTTGCGGCGCAGCGTCAGATCGATGAAATGCCAGATAGGGTTAGTCGTGAAGGCGTAGCCGGTCTGATTGCCTTGATCGTCAAAAAGGCGGCAGCGCAGCGAGCGGCAGAGAACGATCGGCGCAATGTCTGTCCACTGGCTGGGATCGTCGCGGTGGTTATTGGCTTGGAACTCGATGGCCTGTTTCCGCAGGATCGTGTAATACGCGATGCGCGAGAAGTTAAGCGGCTGCAGCGCCGAAGGGAAGAGAGACCAAAGTATATCAGTCTCCTGATCGGGGCCGTTGGAGCGTGGCGTAAAGCCAGCGCCAATTGTCGAATCGCAGCCGCGATGGAAGTTGAAGACCAGCGGATTAAATTGGCCGTTGCCGTTTTTATCGATGCCCATGACCCAATTCTGGCCATGGAATGTGTCGCCATAGTTCTCTGCGATGTCATAACCAGGCTGAGTACAGGCCGCGCCAAAGGATGCCGCGTTGGCTCCCCCGCCCACAAGTACCAGGTTGTCATTGATCCACAGTTCGATCGGGCCATCCCACTCGCCGTGACCCAGCAGCCAGATGCCGGCGCGCGAGTAATCCATCCACGAGCTGCCTGTATTTTGCAGCGTGTAGTAGGCATGGCGCTTTCCAGTCACCCATGCAAAGCCGTAGGTGATCGGTATCGGCGTACCGGTGGTTTCAAGTGCTGAGCTGCTCGGAGTGGTGGAGGCGTTGGACATCAGATAGTCCTCCGCCGGTTGATAACATTCAGCACCGTATTGGCCTGACTCTCTCCGTAGTTTTTCTCGTAGCTATTGAGCGCCACCATGATGCGCTCAGGCACCTGGCAGGTCTGAAAACTGTACTCGCACTCTGTCATCTGAGTCGAGCCGCAGCGCGGACCTCCCCACTGAAGCTGACACGTCTCGCAATAGATTTCGAGCGGCGTATCAAGCTGTGATGCGTTGATGAGCTGCGAGGCTTTCAACTTTACCGTATCGATGCCAATGCCATCCTGTGGCACTGTCAGCGTGCCGTGGACTTCAAGCCATGCGGCCTGTGCATCGGCCTGCCAGCAGCGGTAGACAAAAAAAGCTCCCTCCAGGGCGGAGCGCCGCGCAATCTTCTCAAAGTCGCGGCTGAGCGTATCGCCACTCAGATTTTGAAGAGTGAAGGCTCCTGTGTCGGTAACGAGTGAGCGATGGAAGGAAAACTTTGGCACTTCCAGCAGCCAGGGAATATAAGGTCCAGAGCTGTAGGATGAGAGGAAAGATGAAATACCTCCTCCTCCGCCGCCGCTCTGGCTGATGCTTGTGTAGTAGATGCAGAGGCCGACAAAACTCACGCCAGCTTGAAGACTTTCATTTGAAAAAGAGCCTGAGATTAGCTGAATCGGCATGAAAATATAATCGCGAATATTAGATAATGGCGAATTTTCGTAGTCACCGGCAGAGGCTGAAAAGGTACCGCTTACGTCGCTTTTGTCGTCTGATCCCCAAATGCCGCTTTCAAAACTGCCCTGGTTGCCTATCAAAGGGCCAAGATAGCCCGTCACGGTTGGCCATAACCCTGAAATTACGGCATCGCTGGGCAAGCGGAATACCCAATTAGTAAAGCTTACGCTGGCTGTCATTCCACCGTGAGCTTCGAAATTGAAATTCACATGGCCATTGTTGGTCATCTGTGACATAACCGCGGTTGTGAATAGATGAGGGCCTACCATCGTAGCTGTAGTAGGGTAAGCCCAGGCAATGAATTGATTTTCAGCTACTGCAACTGGCGCCGGTGGGGGCGCAGAGTAGGCGCCATCGCCTGTGATAGCAACCGGCGCGTTGCTCGGCCTGTCGCTCCAATAGTAGATATTGCCATTCACATCCTGCACGTCGAGCAGGTTCACTGGCGCAATTCCGGTGTGCGCTCCACCTGTCGCTTTTAGCGAAGGAGGGTAGATAATCATCAGCGCATAACCTCCAGCGCATACCAGCTCACCGCAGCGCCCGTTGCAGAAGGGTCTTGCGTTCCATCGCAGGTCACCTGCACGCGGTGAATATCAAGCGGCAGATTCTGCATCGACAGTACAATCTGCGGCCCGAGATCAGTGGCCGCGTAGAGATTGAGGGTCTCGTAGAAGATGCCATCAATCGACACATCACACTTGCCAAATTCAGGCCCTTGCAGCATGTAAAGGCGGAAGCCGTAGCCGCGGTATTCATAACAGGCCCAGTCGCCGGCCGTGCCTGGATCGTCCATCGTCAGATATGCGGTGCCTGCCGTGGCCAGACTCACATGCTCGGTACCCTGGGCCCCGGCGACGCTGACGCGCGGCGTTTGTGTCCATGTACCGCTACAGGCCAGCTTCTGCTCGCTGAAATCATTGTTGATAAAAAAGGCGATCGCATCATGTGCCCAATCGCTCGGGTACTGCAGCATCTGCTGCTGTGGAATCTCCTCGAAACTGACGTTCTGTACATCCCACATGCCATTACCGGTCTCGACGGGCACCACTTCAGAAGTGAATCGGCCCACATATTGGCGGCCACCGCCATCCCAATCGATAATGGTAAAAAAGCCATCTTCATATTGTTCGAAGTACCACTTGAGCCGTTGCACGCACGCCCAGGTGCGGCTCAGCCACGTCAAACTGAAGGCGTGCCCGGTGTTCTGTGTCTCGCGCGTCCAGGGCGTCCCGCCAACAGGTTTTTTGTTGAGCTTGGTGTTGGCTCGCTTGCGCGTGAAGCCATAGTTTGGCGTCATCGAATCCTGGATGTCTTCTTCCCAGATCGTCGTCGGATTGAGGATGTCTGTGGCCGGCATTTAGTTCATCCCTCCGCCGCTGTTCTCACCCAAACTTTCATTGAAAGCAGCCCTCACGGTGTGCATATTCGCCATGAGGAATTGCGTGCCGGTCTTTGCATCGAGCGCATTCAGATGCACATGGACATCGCCGCTCCAGGCGGCCTGCGCGGGCATTGTGCCCCGATTTCCCTCTGTAATCGCTTTGGTGATTTGCCGATTATCGGGTGCCGAAAAGATACGCTCGCCCGCGTGATTCAAGTTGTAGCCCGTTCTATCAACGTAGGGTGTGCCCGTTGCATAAGAAGCGGCACTGGCTGAGTATTGGCTGCGCCCCGCCTTCTCTTGCGCGTCAAGGCGTCCTTCCGCTTTTTTGATCTCGGGAATAATGAACTCGTTCCGGTACGTGCGGCCACTGTGGCCCATCTTGTCGGTAGTTTTGAAGCTCTCCATGCGCAGACTTTCCATGTCCTGGTAAGCCGACAAGTAGTTCATTGAGCCTTGTTCATAGCTTTTCTGGTCATTGTCGAGCCGCGGCCGCACCACTTGCAGATCGTAGACGCGGGCCTGTTCCTTTGAGCCAATAAAGCCGATGATTGCGCCTGCCACTGCACCCACTGCCATGCCGATCGGGCCAAACATCTCGCCCGCCTGGGCCCCAGCCTCCGCGCCGTGCATTGCTCCGCTCACACCGCCGCCGCTCTCATGCGCTGCCCATAGGCCTTCCGCGCCCTGCACGGCGCCCATGTAAGAGCCGCCCATGCCCATCGGGCCGCCAGCGCCCGAGCCTGAGCTGCCGGAATTCCACGAAGTACCAGGATTGAGCTGCTGCAATTGCACGCCCTGGCCGTCGGATGTGGCCGGTGCTTCGCCGGTTCCACCACCGCTACCATTGCCAAAGGAAAATCCTCCGCCGCTAGGCATTCCTCCGCCGCCACCCTTGTACTGGCTGTAAGCATTCTGCACACGCTGCGCACTCTGCAGCACGCCTGCGCCACCGGTTCGACCAAAAGAACCAGCCTCCGATCCGCCGCCGCCAGGCATTCCTCCGCCGCCACCCTTGTACTGGCTGTAAGCGTTCTGCGCACTCTGCAGCACGCCTGCGCCACCGGTTGAACCATAAGAACCAGCATCCGATCCGCCGGTGCGCCCAGACCATGCGGCGCCCCCTGCTGTGGAGCTGGCCGCGCCGCCGGCTAGCGTCGCGCTCCCAATATAGATAGTGGCGGCGGCCACGCTGAAAGAGCTTTGCGCCACGGTATGCGTGCTCTGCACCGGATTTTCTCCGTGCCTGGGAATTCCGCCGACGTGCGCGAGCAGGCCACCAAAGAGACCGCCTTGCGCCGTGCTCTCATTGCCCTGGCCATGCCGCTGGAAGCGTTGGAAGAGCGTGGCGGCGAATTGCCCGGCAACCTTGTCGCCTTGCTCTTTGAAGTACTGGCCAGGGTGATCCATCCCTTTGAAGAAGCCTTCAAACTCGCCGGCCATCTTCTTGCGCGCCTCAGCCGAGGCCTGAACCATCTGCGCGTCGCGCTCCTGCGCGGCCGCCGCCACGCGCCGGTTGAAATCTTCCTGCGAGATCTCTTCCTGCAGCAGCTCCTCGCGATACTTTTGGAAGCGCTCCTCATATTCGGCTTGAATCGAGGCTGTTTTCTGTTTCTCGTCCGAGAGCGAGTGAACGCGTGCCTGAGCCTCGATGCGTTCAGTCTCCTCGGCAGCGTGCCGCCGGCGCTCCATATCGCGGTCAGCCGCTTCCTGTGCTTTCTGTGCATCGCTTTTTATCTGCTCATCAGTGCGCAATGCGGTCTGCTTGTTGATTTCATTGATCTGCGCCAGGCGCTGGCCAGGATCGCCGCCCGGCGTAGCCACCAGTTCATTGATGCGGTTTTGCGCTTCCTGCCGGATGCGCGCCACACCGCTCAGACCGAGCAGGCTCGTTTCGCCGCGCATCTCCTGCAGCTTACGTTCCTCGCGCTCGCTCTCCTCCTGCAGGCGTTGCATCTCCGCGTTATGGAAGCGGGTGTGGATGTCTTCCACGGCCTGCGCGCTAGCAATACCGCGCCGCTTCAGATCCTCGATCGCATCGGCTTCCTGCTGGTGATAGAGAGCAGAGCCGCGCAGACCAGACTCCAAAGCCTCCCGGTGGATGCGCGCCAGCTCTGCCTGCCGTGATTTTTCGTCGCCGCCGTGCTGCTTTTCCTCGCTGGCCAGCTCCGCATCGGCTTTTTTCCGGGCAAGGAGCACTTCGCGGGCTTCTTTGTCTGCGCCGGCGTTCGCTGGCACAGAATTGCTCAGATTGTCTTGCTCTGTGCCGTAAAAGCGCTCTTCATGCGCACGCTCGATGGCTTCCTGCACTTCTGCATCATGCCGAGCTTTGCCTTTCAAGCCAACGTTCCCGGCGTATTTCAGGTCAATATCGCTCTCGCGCTGCTCGTGGGCCTGCTCAGCCTCTCTCAGATGTTGCAGTTTATCGAGATTCTTTTGAGCCTCAAATTGTTGCCTCTGCGCTTCGCCTCTTGCATGAGAGGTCTGCCACATGCCGCCAGCACCCGGTATCAGCAGGTCTGGCAGATTGCGCCAGCCGACGGTCTTGTTCGCATTCCGCGCCTCATCGGTGTATCGCCTGACCGCTTCCGTCGCCTCGTCGATGCGCGCACGCGTCGTCTCGATGGAGTGAGTGTTGCCGAAATCTTCGCTTTTGGTTTTGGCTGTTTCGTCCAGGTAATCCTGAGTTGCTTTGGAAAGGCCTGTGATCTTGTCCCAGGCTTTTTCCGCTCCGCTGATCAGCGCGCTGAAGACCATGCCACCGATCTGGATTGCGCCCAGCCCGATCATGGCCGTACCCAGACCGTTGATTGCCCCCATTACCGCCGGGCAATTGGAGATCACAGACTGCATGGCGCGCGGAATCCGGATGCCGAATTCCTCGCTCAGCAGCCGGACTTTCTCGTGGGAAGAAAGCGCGGCGGCGCCCACTTGATCAAGTCCGCTCTTTGTCTTGGCTCCCGCTCCAGCGCCCGCAGCGCCCAGCTTATTGAGGTTGCCCTCAACACCAGCGATCGCCGCCGCAGAGTTGGCATCTGTGACATCGATCCGGATTTCTACCGCGCTGGTTTCGACGCCCATCAGCTACTCCTTCCTGCGGTGGAACTTAGCACCACACCCAGGACACTCCGCTTCAAAGCGATTCTGCTGGCGCAAGCCGCAGGCGCTGCATGCCGGATGGCGACCCTCGAAGGCCGTGCGTGCGCGATCGAGAGCCAGAATGCCTTCGACCTCGAAAGCTGCGAGATCCCGCCCAGAGAAAGCAATGCCGGCGCGGCGCAGTGCATCCAGGTGCAACAAGTACTCGGCAAAGCGGTAATAGCCCCACGCCAACTTGCGCGGCGCGATTTGACGTTCCATGCGCTCGACGGTCTCAGGGCTTGCGCCGGCGGCTTCGCGCTGGATGCGGCTGCGCACGAAATCGCTCTCGTATATCTCTTCGAGAGCCATCCGCACGCCTTCCGCATCATGCCAGACATCGATCATGCCTCTTCTTCCACCTTGGGAGCCGCTGGCGCAAAGAGCAGATCCGCGGCGGCAACTTTGTGGTAGGTATCCATGTACTCGACAATGGCGTCGCGATCGGGCGCCGCGCCGCCCACCGTATAGCCTTCGACGCTCATAATCAGCTCATCGTAAAGCTCGGCCAGCGTGGCCTGCGCACCCAGCCATTGCGTCTTGGCGGTGCGGCTGCCGCCCACCACGCGCGAGCGGCTGTTGTCGCGCGCAAAGCGGCGCTGCTGCTCGGCCGTGGGTACCGTGAAGTTGTGGCGCAGCCCGTGATAGCGACACATCTTGCCGTCTTCACCCACGCCCCAGGTGGCATCCAGATAAACCGATTCCTGGCCCAGCGCGATCGCATCCTCATCAGTTGGCTGGCTGGCCGAGACTGCAATCAGCGCACGTCCCACGCCCAGCCGGTGCGAAACGGGCAGCATCGTCTTCCAACCATCAACCTGGTCAATTGCTGTTTTTCCCTCGGGCAGCGTGTAGCCGCTGGCGGTGATGAGACTCTCCTCTACCAGCGAGATCTGAGCCGTGCTGGAATCGAAGCTATCCACGCGCTTGCCGCCCTGGTTTTCGCTGATATTGAGAATGGCATCAAAGTAGCGCAGCCATTGCTTTTTGAGGATGCGCGCGACGGTGAAGACGTACTGCTTGCCGCGATCCTCGATGACGATGATGCGCGGCGCTTTCAATTCAATGGATGCAGACATAGTCCTTCTCCTCGTTGTGATTTGGATTTTTTAACGAAGGGTGAAGGACCCTTTTCGTGATCGAGGTTCCAGGCAGCCGTGTGGAACCTCAGCCGCGGCGAAGGGATGCCGCGGGTAATACAGAAAGAGCGATCAAGCTTTGACTAAATGTAAAAAGCAAGGCGCGCCGCCGCTCGCAACGCGCCCTGGAGCAAATTTAAGCCCCTGGCGCGGCCAGATATGCGGCCACGGCGTTTGTGACGCTCACCGTGATAGGAGGCGTGACGCCGTTGGCGTCGTAGCAGGTGGATTCGTCTCCCTCCAACTGCCAGACAACCATGTCGCCGTCGAAGCCGAGTTTGGTGGTTTTGAAGTGCGCATGAGGAATGGAGACAGTGAGCTGGGCGGATGCGCCTGAGTTGATGGTCAGCTCATAATCGGTCTCTGTATCGTTGGTGAAGAGCGTGTACACATCGTCCGCATCCTTGGCAGCCAAGGTTGTTGTGATGGAGAACTTAGGATTTCCCTTGCGCACGAAGATACCGTAGAGACCGCCTCCCGGCGCCTTGTGCACCGTGAGCTGATTCTCAAACTTCAGCGTGGTGCTCATGTGGCGCCCGATGAAAGAGGCCAGTGCACCCACCGGGCCAAACTGGAGAGCCGCGTCAGAGCCGAGGATGTAGCTTTCCGCAGCCAACGCCGGCATGGCGGTGATCGATCCCATGATCTGGCGTCCGGTTCCCACCAGCGTGGCCTCGACCATGATGGCGCCGATCTCGCTGATGGTGATGGTCACGTCGTTGACGCACATGTCCGGGCATTTGTAATGCACATCCTCGGTGTCTTCCATGTAGATGGTCGTGGGCACCGCGGTGCGTGTAGTCTCGTCGAAATCGAAGGTGTGTGTGTAGGGAGCTGCGACGCCGGTCACGGTATCGGTTCCCATGAGGAAAGCCAGCGCCCAAGCCAGCAGCCAGGGAGAGCCTTCCACCTTGAGGCCGCTGATCCCCGTGTCGAAGCTGGTGATCTGGCCGTTGGTAGCAAAGGCTGTTCCTTTGCCCGCATACGCCAGATCACTGCGGCGCGTAGTCTTCAGCTCCAGCACGGCTGCGCCGTCGAAGCGCTGGCGCTGGGTAAGCACAGCATCGGCCAGGGCCGTGTTCCAGGCGGGTTGTGCGTTGGCGCTGAGCACCAGATTGCGGGCGGATTTCCACTGCGAAAGAAAGTTGTAAGGACCGGGCATCATTTCACCTCATTGGGAGCTGCGCTCGCGGGCGCGGCCTGGATTGTCTGTGTGCTTTTCTGCTCCGGAGCATCCGTATGGCTGGCCGCCGGGGAGATCACACGTCCCGCCGCGCCGGCGGCTTTCTTCGGAGTTGCAGCCGCGGGCGGCTCTGCATCCGGCACAATGGCCAGAATCGGCGCGCCCTGAAAGGTTTTGGTGGAAAGCGTGCGTCGCCATTCGCTGATCAGGACGCGCACTGGTGCCGTGGCCGTGAAGAGATAGGTAAAATGGCCATTGGCAACGCGCACGCTGCCTCCGCTGCCAGCGAAGGCCACACCAGCCGCAGTCAGCTGCACTTGCACGAAATCGGGAGTTGCTGTTGTCATGATCCAAACCTCGCATTCGGGCCGTTGAATTGCGCAATTCCCTTGACCTGCACCGTGATGGCAAAGAGCTGATCTACCGGGCCACCATCGTCGGGAATCACCAGCGAGACGCGCTTCAACTCAAGCGGCATTGTGCTGGTGCCATCCGCCAGCGCCAGCCGCGCGCCGGCAAGCTGATTGAGCGCCGCATCCACAAGGCGCAGGGTTTGCAGCCTTTCGTCCGCCTTGCCGCGCTGGCTGGACTCGAAGCATAAAACATCAAAGTCCACGGCGCTCTCGTAGGTGAGTCGTTGGTTGTCACGCAGATTACTGAAGCTCGCCTCGCCAAATTGCACGCGCATCGAAGGAGGCTTCATCGCGAGTTGGCCCTGAGCATTGAAATCCTTGCTGTTGACCGTATCAATACCCACAAGAACAGGAGCTTCCGCACTTCCGTAAGCTGTGGGCATTACGCTTTTAAGCAACGCAACCAGCGCGCCTTCGACGTAATCGATCTGGAACTGTGTAGGAAGGCCGCTCATTCAGCGCCCTCCAGTCCTGCCGATTTTTTGGCGCGGCGAATAAAGCCGTTGACCAGGCTGCGAATGCGGTCAGGATCTTCAGGCCGGAAGACCATATAAGGCCGCGCGGGAATATTCTGGTGGCGCGTGTGGGCGCCCACCGTGCCGCGTATCTGATTGCGCGGGCCTTTGACAGCGCGAATGCGGCCGCCCAGGCGTCCAGTTCCCAGAGAAGAAGAGAGGCGCGCAAAGCCGTGCTGTTTTACCTTGACCACGGCATCCTGCATTGCCTTGGTGCGCGGCCCTACGGCAACCGGGCCGCGATCGCGTGAACCAAACTGGTGGACGGCAGCGTACTTCAGGTTCGTGCCGATAGTTACAGAAGATTCCTGCGCCTGCACGCCGATTGAATTGAGCAGCGTGCCCTTGCGCACAAGCAATTTGTGCCCAATAGCCGCCTTTCCGTAGCTGCGAATGGTGGATGGGGCGAGGGGAGCCCAGGAGCCGGCTGGTGACCCTTCGCCGCGGAAGGTGCGCCGGATCGAGACCAGCATCGACGCGCCGATTTGCTGCATCAAATCACTCTTCTGCTGCAGCGCCAGGCGGAACTTGCCCAGGGAGACGCGAACCGCGGTATCGTCGATCTGGATAACCTCCGCGCTCATACAAACCCCTGAAGATCGTGATCGCTGAAGCGCAGCTCGCGGTCTTTTTTGGAAATTGTGGGGCCGCCCAGCGAAATCTGCGGCTGTAACGCGGTGGAGGGCTGGTCGAGCGACGCCTTGGCCGCGGCAATATCCTTCAAGAAGGCAATAGCCTGGTCAAAGCGCTGCTGTACCGTCTCGCCGATCGTGGTCTCGCGGCGCCGACTGAAGAGCAGGTAGACGGTAATATCGAGCGTCAAAGACTTCACGTCGTCCGACTGCTGCAGGGGCGTCACGTAGCGCTGGCGGCAGTAGCTTTCCACGCGGCCCGAGGCCTCTTCAAGCGCCGCCGTGACAATCGCGGCGTTGATCTGCCCGGTGTTGTCGTCGTCGGTCAGCTCGGTCAGGTCCTTTGTCGTCATGCGAAGGGGGACCAGGTCGGATTGAGTCGCGTAAGCCAAGGGCTATTCCACCGTCGGAAGAATTTTGATCAGGCCACGTTCGGCCAGTTGCGCCGCATCCCGCTCACTGAACTGCGCGAGAGTACCGGCCCTATGGATGCAATGCTTGAAGATGAAGCCGGACAAAATCTGATAGGTCCGGGATTCAAGCTGCACAGCTTCTTCGATTTTCTGATTGTCTGCCATTTCGCGGCTCCTTTTTACGGCGCCGGGAACTTAACGCCGGTTACTTGGCGGAAACGAGCACCGCAATGACGCCGCTCTTGAGCAGCGGAGCTGCCTGCGCGGCCGTGAGAGATACTTTGGCGCCCGGCCGGTAAAGCTTCGTGTTGTGGTGCAGGTTCGAGATCACTTTGAAACACTCGGTTTCGACCTCGGAGGCGCTTGAAGAAGTAGTTTGTTTGGTCATTTCGATTCTCCTGAATTCTTTTGCCCGATCTGCAGAGGGCGCGCCCTCGTTGAAAGCGCGCCCTCTGTTTGTTTTCATTTGGCATCCCGCCGCGGGTTTAGCCTTCGATATCGCCGGCGATGGCGCCCATCGTCTCGCCCGACACCACGTTGAGCATTGGAATGCCGGTTTCTTGCGCGGTGACTTCGAGATCGTAGTACCAATCCACCGATTGCCAATACTTCTTCTTGGAGAGGTGGCCGTCGATCCATTCCAGAACGCCATAGCCGTCAATAGTGCCTGGCGCAGCCGGCATGGCGATGTTGTTGCCGTCGGAACCGGGGATCTGGCCGCCCGCCCAGACGAAAGTCTTCATGCAGCTCACGTCATTGCGATCGGCATTGGCCTTGCTGTAGCCCAGAAACGCGCTGTTTCCCCAGATCCAGGAAGGCACATTGTTTTGCGACATCTGCAGCGCGCCAGCGCGGCCGTGAGAGATACTTTGGCGCCCGGCCGGTAAAGCTTCGTGTTGTGGTGCAGGTTCGAGATCACTTTGAAACACTCGGTTTCGACCTCGGAGGCGCTTGAAGAAGTAGTTTGTTTGGTCATTTCGATTCTCCTGAATTCTTTTGCCCGATCTGCAGAGGGCGCGCCCTCGTTGAAAGCGCGCCCTCTGTTTGTTTTCATTTGGCATCCCGCCGCGGGTTTAGCCTTCGATATCGCCGGCGATGGCGCCCATCGTCTCGCCCGACACCACGTTGAGCATTGGAATGCCGGTTTCTTGCGCGGTGACTTCGAGATCGTAGTACCAATCCACCGATTGCCAATACTTCTTCTTGGAGAGGTGGCCGTCGATCCATTCCAGAACGCCATAGCCGTCAATAGTGCCTGGCGCAGCCGGCATGGCGATGTTGTTGCCGTCGGAACCGGGGATCTGGCCGCCCGCCCAGACGAAAGTCTTCATGCAGCTCACGTCGTTGCGATCGGCATTGGCCTTGCTGTAGCCCAGAAACGCGCTGTTTCCCCAGATCCAGGAAGGCACATTGTTTTGCGACATCTGCAGCGCGCCAGCGCGAACACATTTGACGCCGAAGAGCGAGGAGAGCTTGGCCAGGTCGATCACGCCCTCCGCGTTGGTGTACTGGAAGCGGTGGACGATGTCCGGATGATTTTTGACCACCTTGACCACCGGGCTGGAGAGAATCAGCACCATCTGATCGTCTTCAACGGCCGCCTGATGCAGAATTTCCTTGTAGTTTTCCACATCCTCGATCGGATGGGAGGTCACTGTCTCGAAGGTGGCGGCAGCAGGATTCTGGAGGTAGCTGTCCCACTGCGAGGCGCTGGTTGTATACGTGACACCGTTGGGGAAATTGACGGTAGAGAGAGCCTTTGCGGCGATCTCCGCCTCACGCGAGCGCCGGATGCGGCCAATCAGATCGGCCGTCAGGTGCTGCTTGGTGGAGAAGCCGAGGCCCAGGCCGTAAGCCTCATCCTCGAACGGAACGTCCCCTTCCAGCGCGTGCGAACGGCAAAAGTAGTTCGCGGTCGAGTAAGAGCGCCGGATACTACCCGGCGAGTCGCCCGGCGCGCGCAGCGTCGATCCGGGAATGCGCAGATTGTCGCGATTCCAGATCAGGTACGGAAAGCTCTGCCGCTCCACCGGGACACGAGGGCAAATCAGGTCGCCCACCAGCGGCACTTGATCGTCGGCGAATTCCTTCGCGTAGTTGCTCAGGGCTACATTCGGAAACCCTGCCGGGGCAAGACCTACATAAGCGCCCATTGAATGTTCCTCCTACCGTTTCCACGGATGAAATCGTTCAAAGAACCGATGCGCCGCAAGGCTTATGGCAGCGCGGCAAAGGACAGCAGGCCCAGCACGAAGACGTTGGCAAAGCTGCCTGGAGCCACGTAATTCTGCGATTCCAGTGCGATGGCTACGACTGGCTGCCCGGCTGTTGCCGGCACGAGCTGCCCGGCAGCGTTGGTAGCCAGAGGCTGCAGCGCCGTCACGTTCGCGCCGATCTGCGCAACAGACTGGCCAAACTCGATGACAGAGCAGGGGTTGGTGATATTGATGGCGTCTTCTTCGAGAATGCCAACAGCCGAAGCGCCAGCCGCGGCGATCAAGGCCGCATGGTAAACGTCAGCGCCGTAAGTGACTGCCAGGCCGCGCTCAAAGCCGGCCACGGCAGCAGGCAGCAGCGATTCCTTGAATTGCGGGCCTTTTGGCCCTTTCGCTTCAACGTAGATATTAGCCATGTGCCCTCCTAGGGGCCTTCAAAGTGCGCTGGGCGAATAGCGGCCGCCCGACGGATTTTCGCGATGCCGCTCCATCGCCGCCAGTTTTGAGGCTGGCGCGCGGAAATCTCTAGACAGCGCCGCCAGCAGCCGCACCCATAACGGTCAGCTCGGGCTGCTCGGAGGCAACCTGGGCCAACGCTTCGCCGAAGGTGATGTTCTTTTCCTTCTGGCGCGCCTTGGCTGCATCGGTGAGAGGATCGCCGCTCCCAGCCGTGCCACGGGGCGAGCGAGCCGCACCGTTGAGAATCTGGCCGGAGGGCACAATCTTCTGCAGCCCCTCCAGGAAGAGCACCAGCGTCTCCAGCGGGGTCACTGTCTTCTTGGCGTCACCCTCGCCGAATTCGACAGTGGTGGTTACCTTGGCCAGCTCGTCGAAGACCAGACCCAAGCCCTGCTTTTCAAAGGCGGGCACCCATTTGCCGGCACTCTTCAGCCGGGCGACGGCCGCCGTGGCGCGCTGCTTGACTTCGTCGCCAGCCAACGCCAGCTCGCGCTCGGCAAATTTGCCCTTCTGGGCAGTCAGGTCGGTTTCGAGTGCGGTAATTTTGGCCACAAGTGGTGCGGATGCCGCTGTCGCGGCTTCGGTGGCAATGCGCTGCACATCGCCCTCGCTGAAGGTCTTCGGCTGCGCGGAGCCGCCGAACAGCTCTGCAAAGAAGGCCTTGATTTCCTCTTTGACGGTTTTGTTTTCTCCTGCCACGGTTCCATCCTCCTCGAAGTCCACCTCAATGAACCTCGCGCCATGATCGTTGAATGCAAGGTCCTGCAGACCCTTGACCTCGGGCGGCTGCGCGCCCAGATAGGCGACATGCCGCAAACCCTGAATCGTACCGTCAGCGTCGCAGTAGAATGCCGCCGAACGCTTCTTGAAGCGGCCAGCCTTGCGCGCCTCATTAAATTTGGGATCGACCTGTTTTTCCCGCGCCAGCAGCTTGTCGCCATCCACCATGAGCTGGTCAATCCAGCCATAGGCAGGCTTGTCGTCGGCCGGGTGGCCGATGGTGGCTGGCGCTTCGTGATAGGTGGGGTCGTAGTTGCGAACCACGCGATGGAGATCATCGCTGGTAATCAGGCCTTTATTGGCTCCGCGATAATCGCCGGCGCGGAAGATCTCAATCCAGGGCCGCGGCGCTTCAGCGTGCTCCTGGGTGGAGAGGTAGGTTTTGCGAAAGTTGGCCGTGTCGAGCCCGGCATCCTTTGCCTTGGCTGCGATCTTGCGGGCTACGGCATCCTTTTCGGCTTCCGGCACATGCTTCTCATGGCCGAACATCTTCAACGCCGATTCAAGATGATCGCTGTCGATAGGCAGATGCCAGGTGGAAATATCCTTTTCATCGCCCACGTACGCAAATTGATCCTTTTCCAAGGGTTTGCCATCGACGATCTTTGTGAGCGTGCTCGCCATGTATCCACCTTATGCGGCTAGCGATCAAGCCCGTGCTGTAACAGCAAAAGATGCGACAGTTTGAATAGTTAAGCTACATGCAGCCCCGTCCAGCCTTCCGGCCGAGCGAATTGCGCGAGCAATGGAAGCCTTTCGATACCGCCTTCATCGCTGCCTTCAGGTGCGTCCTCGGGCAGTACGGGGATCACTGAGCAGCGGCAATTATAGCCGTTCGGCGGATAAATCTTGAGCCATACCGGATCAATGGCGCGGGCGCAGAATCCGTCGAGAGCCGCGTGTGCGGGCCTTACGCGCAGATCTCCGGCGGTCCAATACTGCCAATAGGGCAGCGCTTCCATCATTCCTGGCTCGCGCATCTGCTCGAGGCGGCCGGCGCTGTAAGCTTTGCCGGTGTTGGTGGCAAAGACGGTGTCCAGCTCAAAGGCCGCGAGATTCTGGATTCCGGCTTTCGTCGTCAAGGCATCCACGGCTTTATGGAAGTCTTCGCGGCTTCCGCCTTTAGCCTGGATCTCGGAGAGCGTATCGCGGATCTTCGCGATCAGCCTCTGATCGCTGACGCCGGCCACCGTGAAGGCGTCGTTGCGATATTGGCCGGTGAGGCCGTCAAAGAGCGCGCGCGTCACCGGCGTCAGATCGCGCAGATATTCGACAGCGCCTTGCGCCGGCATGTCGAAGCTGAAGCCGACGTTAAGCGTATCGCCCTGAGCCTTGTCGTCCGAGAAGTTGCGCAGCCGTGAAGTCAGCGCCAGGCGCACAGGGCTGTGCAGTTTTTTGACCGCGTACCGGCCCACATGCAACCGTCCCAGCAGATTCGCCGCCGCCAGGTGGCGCGCCAGCAGATCGCCGAGTTGAACTTGCGCATGAGATTCAGGCATTAAGATACCCAGGTGAAACATTTGTGTCAGCCATCACAGATTTTGGCCCAAAGAAGAGTAGAATGATCTTGCGATCGAGAGATTGCAGCCTCCGCCAGAGGCAAAGGAGAAAGAGAATGGAAATCAGCACCGCAACAATCCTCGCCCTTCTAAGCCAAACCGCAAAAAAAAACATGCCCGGATGGGATGTGGCAGAAATCAAAGCCGCCCCTCTTTCCGCTGAAGAAATCAAAAAAGGCCGCGCCTATGAATCGGCCGATATTGGGCCTTCTACTTGGTTCGTGGCCCTTACCCGCCCTCTCAATCCCGATGATTTCGATCTCCTTACGCCGCTTGAACTCTGCACCCTGCGGATCAGGATCATCGAAGATTATGGCTTCCGGATCGATCCCACCGCTTTTGCGCCAATCGATTTCGATTGCGCTTCCTGGCCAAATATCGCAGCGAGGAGATAGCCCATGCTGAGCGAGAGGCGCAAATCTGAATTGGCAGGCCTGAGCCGCCATGAATGGGAATGGGAGCAATCCGCACCGGAGCGCGCCCGTGCAGATGCAGAACTTTGCGCGCACGCCCGCGAGCCGAGGGAAATAGATCCGGCATTTTTGCCCGATCACTGCCGAGTGGAAGATTCGCTCAAAAAGAGGGATTTTCTTGCGCAGCAATTGCGCGCGGCCTTCGCCCATCTGCCGCCGAAAACCTATTGCACGCGGCTCGCCCCATGGCTGCTCATTCTTCATGAAAAGGGCTGCATCTCGAATGCCACAATTTTTTCGAGGTGGAGGATAAGCGAAAATCGCATCGATCGTGCCGATTCCCCGCAAATTTTCGCGCTCAATCATTTTCTGGCAGCCGGATTTGATTGGGTAATATTTTAATCTCCGCCGCGCCCTCATCCTTGGGCAAGCGGTGCGTCGGGCTTGGCAGCCTGGGCCGATACGTAACTCGGCATTTCTTACCATGTGCGGCCGCCTCCTTATTCTTATCGCTTTCTCAGATTGGCTAAAGTTTTCGAGCTGTCTACCGTTCCGCCAATCTGGCTTCCACTCCGAATTACCGTTGAATGCAACCCCTCAACTGCTTTAGTGGCTGTTCCTGGTTCTGAATAGCCAAATCTAGTCACGGCATCCTGATATGCCTTGAGTGCGTCTGGGTGTAACTTTACGATTTCGCTCACCCCAGATTGAAGCGCATCGATCATTTTCGATGCCTCCTTGCTGTTCGCTGGAGTTGGAAGAGCATCCATCGCGTGGATCGTGGCCGCTTGTATCAGAGTGTCGGCAGCTCTGATTTCATTGGATTTTCTCAACGTTTCTTCGTAGCCTTCTTTAACAGGTACACTTTTAGATCTTTCAAACCTGGATTGTGAGTCTTCGAGGCTTTTGGCGGCATCCTCTTCGATTTTGTCACGCAAATTATCGATAAATGCTGCCTGCTTTGGCGTTGCTCCGTGAACACCTGATTCATCGATCTCGATAGGTTTCCGCTCTGAGCCATGCCTCCCCATATCGACTTTTCCGTCAGGCCCAAAATGTACAGGATGATCGTCGATTTCGACCCAGCCATCCCGAAATTCCAGACTTTTAGGTGCGGCTTTTGCTGCGATCTCTTTCACGCGCTGGGCGAAGATTCCTTTAGCCTCGCCTTGGAGCTGCGCGAAGAGCTTATCGTATTGCGCCATCTGGGCCTGATTATCAGCTTCGGCCTGGCGCTCGGCAAAGGTGGCCGTGGAGCGATCCGCAATCTTCACTTGCGGCGCTGCGCCGGCCGCGGGCACCAGAATATCGTCCGCATCCTCACCATTTTCGCCAGCGGCCAGAGGCACGTCATAGCGCTGGCTGATGTAGCCAACCGTAAATTTCTTGCCCATCGACTGGAGGCCCATGTCGATCTCAAGCCGATTGCCCAGATCCTCGCCGGTCTTGGTCTCGATCATCCAGCGCGGCATGGGCGCATTGGGGCCGTAGTTCCAGAGCACCAGCGGCCGTACGAGCTGGTCATTGACTACGGACATGACAGCCTTGGAAAGCGACACCGAGCGCGTGTCGAAGGTATCCGCGTGCGTCTTGCCCTGCGCCTGTGAGCCGCGGCCATCCTCGCTGCCAAAGGTGGTCAGCGTCTCGCCTTGGATACGGCGCATAATCGAATGCTGCATCTTCTCGAAAAAGGCCTGATAGACTTTGGGATCCTGCGCGCGGGCGATCTTCAGCATCTCGGGCTCAAACTCGAATCCATGGGGAACAGCGATGGCGACATTGTCAATCAGCGCCTGGGCAATTTCCACAGCCCGCTTGCGGTCAGACTCATTATCCGGGTCGTTGTAATGCACTACGGCAGTTCCGGGGCCTTTTTCGGCAAATTGTACCCACAGTCGCTGAATATTCCGCTTGAACCAGCTCGGCCAGAAGACCTCCTTGAGCAGCGGGCGCCCCATCCGGTTGCGGCTGCGCTTGCGGTAGCTGAAGATCAGAAACTTCTGCTCAGGTACGGGCGTGCCCCCGCTAGCCCACGGATTATCTAGCAGCTCAAGCTGTCCGATCTGCGGATGCCAACGATCTCCGAAGAGGAACAGCTCCTGCGGGCAGTCATTGATGTCCATGAGCTGCGCCTGGCCTTCCGAGGTGTCGAAAATCATCTCCTGCACGCTGAAGCCGTAGCCGGGCGCATCGAGCACGCAATCCAGCACCTCGTCGAAATTCACACAGGTGAGCTGGTCCTCCACAAACTCCTTCACATCCACAGCCAGCGAATCCTTGTCGTTGGCCGGCAGCACGGAGGTCGAGCGCTCCATCACGCTAAGCTTGAGGCCGTCCAGCGCATTGCCTACGTCCTCGTCCTTCTCCTCCAGCTCGCGATAGTAAGCCATGGTCTGCGGCAGGTTGTATTTCATGCAAGCCCAGATCTCCGAAGGATTGCGCGTACCTCCAAAGGCCAAAGTATTCCGGTAGAGCGAGATCTGCTGCATGTAGAGGCTCTGCGCCGGGATCATCTCCCCCTTGGGCGGCATGGGCGGAACGGCGGCAATTTTATCGTTGGCCATCAGAGGTAGCCTTTCAGTTGCTCGGTTGATGTGGGTTTCTCCGAGGCTTGCACGCCAGCAAGCGTGCAGACGCCGCCATTGTCGCCGGCGAGCAGCGCCAGCGACTGCGCCCAGAATTCGTCAGCGTGGCCCGCTTCGGTGCGATCGGCGTCAAAGCGGAAGTTATTTGCCGCGGTCGGAATGCGGCGCACCGCGTGGACCGCGCTGCGCAGATCGCGATCGTCCGGAATGCGGATGGTGCCTTCTTCATAAGCTCGCCGGGTCCGCACTGCCAGATCTTCTTTGACCGCCAGCGTGAAGGTCACCGGCTCAACGCGCCAGCTTCCCCACTTGACCTGAGTCTCCTCGGCGAGCTGCATCCCGATGCCGGTGGAATCAATGCAAGCACGACGAATGGGTAGATGCTCGAAAAACCAGTCGATGCGCTTGCGCTGCAGCGCAAACGGCGTGGCGCGAAGACGAACGATGGCGCGGGTCCAGAAGACACCCAGGGCCTTTTCGAGCAGGTAGATGACGGTCAAATCCTTCTTGCGGCCAATATCCACTCCCAGTAGCAGCTCGCCGACGGGCGCAAAGTTGTCTGGCAGATCAGTGGTGGCAAAGAGAGACTCGGACGCCTGGATCTGCGCCCAGGTGATCCAACTCGAAGCGTCGGAGATGAACTTGCAACAGTACTCCTGTTCCCAAATGTCCTCATCCGGGCAACCTTCGCGCAGTTTCTTCACGTCAGCATTGAGGCCATCGGCTACAGCGTCGTAGATTGTCGTGCAATGCTTCGAGAAGCCGTTTTCTTTCTCGCTCAGCTCATAAAACATGCCCGACTCGCCAAAGCACGTCGAGCCGATTTCGATGGAAAAGCCGCGCGTCACCGAAGGATAAATCGCCGCGTAGATGCGTTTGGCGTCTTTATGAAAAGCGAATTCGTCTGCTAGGACGTTTCCGGTATAGCCGCGGACCGTGTCAGGGTTCGCCGGCACAAAGATCATGCGGGACTTGTTCGAGGGGAAGTGAATCACCGACTGCGTCAGCTCGACGGCCTGGACGAAATTGCCCGTTCCTTCCGTCTCGAAAATGCCGGTCTTCTCATTCTCGATGAATTCAAAGCCGCGCGCCGCCTGCTCGATCTGCTGGATGGCCTCGACATGTTCCCGCGCTTTATGCGCCAATTCGTTCGATTGGCGCTGCCCGGCCGAGAGCGCGATCCACAGCGTCTTGTGGCGCACCATGTCAGTGATGGAGCGAAAGGTTGCGCAGAAGCTGAAACCGATCTGGCGAGCCTTCTTCCATATCTTCAGCGGGGATTTATCGTTGATCCAGTCCTGCTGATACTGGAGGAAGATCTGGTTAGACGGCGCCATAAATCTCCCTCACCTTTTCCAACAGATCTTCGCGGGTGAGAGCCACAGGCGGCTTGCCGTCGCCACCCTCGATTGCACCGAGCAGCTTGCCAGCCTTTTCCCTGACGAGATCCAGTTTGATCTGCACGTTTTTTTCATCCACGGCCACCCGCCGCGCTTGCAGATCGACACGCTGCAGGCGGCTCATGGTGAGGGAGAGCATGTTCAAGCCTTTGAGGAATGCGCCCTGGTCGCCTGGGCCCACCTGCTGCATCAGCGCGAAGACCTGGTCGCGCATGGCGTTCATTACCGCCGCATTGGATTCGGGCAGATCCGCGCCGGCGAAGGCCGCGGCCCACTCGCGCGCCTTGGCGCTCTCCGCCAGCACCTGAGCGCGCACCTGGCTCACGCGCAGATCAAACCAGCGCTGCAGGCTAGACTTGGCCAGGCGCAGGCCGGGAAAGAGATCCAGGGCGTCCGTCTCCACCGTGACCCAATCGATAAAACCGCCGCCGTCCTTCTCCCAATCGGCACTGTAAGGCTTAGCCGACTGCTCGGCAATCTCCACCCAGGTGCGCCCCCGGTCATAGAGTGTCTTGATCGCCTCCTGCGCGGCCTGCGGCAGGCGATCGATCTTGAGCGGAAGCTTTGTCTTCCGCGTTTCACCGGTTTTCGGCCTTGGCTTGGTCATTGGCGGCTCTGCACTCTAGCTGAAGCACACATCATCATTGCTCTTGTGGCGCGTGTAGAAACGCAACCCGGCCGCGGTGAGCATGATGTCTGTGAGGTAGGTGTGCCCATCATCTTCATCGGTGTGGCCTTTGAAGTCGATGTAATCGAGAACCTGCAAGTCCTGCAGCAGCGTGACAACCTGAAGCCTGCCCACCGTCTGCCCGATCTTGAGCAGCATGGCCCACAGCTCGCCGTCCGTGTAGCGCTGCGCCTGATCTTCATGGTTTTCGCGGATCAGCTTCAAGATGATGCCGCGCCGCCGCCGCGCGATAAGCTCCCGGCGTTCCGCCTCAAAAGTCATTCTGCCCACCTCCCGGACCAGCGCACAGGTGCGCCCTGATTGCGTTGACGCTCTCCACCAGCCCATCCAGCACCGTGTCCTGCCGGTCAAGCCGCTCGTAGACTTCCTGTGAATTCTGCGCCGCAAACATCGCCAGGCGCTGCGTCTCGCGGGCCTGCTCGCCGCCCATGTCGGCCACGCGGGTCAAGGCGTCTGCCGTGCGATCGCCAGAGCGGGCGCTGTCGCGGACACTCTCCGCCAGCGAGCCAAAGCTCTCCCGCATTGCCTGCACAAAGATCTCCGCGATCTTGCCAAAGACCAGAATCGCCACCATTGCCACCAGAAAGGCCGGTCCCCACGTCTGCAATAGAGCGAAACTCCGGTCTGGCTGGCTGCGGAAGATCTCGTAAGCGCCCAAGGTGAGCGCTGCGCTGCCGGCGCCGTAGACCATCACGCGCACATTCTGAAACCAGCCCGCGCGAAAACTGGCCCGAACTTCAGCCTTGGGCGTGGCGCCGCTGCCTAAATCGAGTGTCGTCAATGTCGCTGTCTCCCCGTCCAAAGCTGCCTCGCATCCGAAAAACCAGTTTCTGGGGTCGCCCCTGGAAAAACTTTGCCTTAAACGCCCCCGCCGTGGCACACATTTTGCGTGTCGGGCCGTTCACGCCGTTTCCGGCTACCCCTGCACCCCGGATCGCTCAGCGGGGCAATTTAGGGCCTTCCCTGCCTTTTCGCCCCTGATCGCTTCTCAGGGGGTGGTGATCGCCTGGGCAACCGTCAGATTGTCTGGCCGCGTCCACATCGCCTGGAACTTCCTTGAGAAACCTGAAACCGTTCCCGGATCGCCGGTGAAGACGGCCGAATTGTCCTGCCGCTCTTCGCCCTGCTCGGAGAAGTTGGCGGAGCCATCGCGCTCCAGCGCGCCGTCCACGGCATAACTTTTCAAGTGCATCAGAACCTTGGAGCGCTTCACGCGGATCTCGACGCTGTTCAGGTTAATCAATTCATGTAAAGGGCTGCGTGCGCAGGTTGCGTCGCCGCGGCATTGTGCCTGCAGCTCGCCGCGGTCGAGATAGATCATCACCACGACACCATGGCGCGCTCGGTCAGCCAGGGCATCAATGAGAGCCTGGTCGGAAAGGCTGAAGGCTGCCAGGCTGATAGTCTTGGCTGCCGAAGTCACGGCCGCCACATCCAGCGCCTCCAGATTGGTGTCTGGCGAGTAATACGTGCCCAATGGCAGCGGAGCCGCCGCCGGCAATGCCGCCCGGACAATCCCCTGCGGATAGGCGAGCTGTGCGCAGCTCCCCACCCAGGCCAGCGCCGCAAAGATCACAGCCAATTTCAGCGCGATGCGCGGCCACCCATTTCCTGCTCCCCGTTCCCTCTTCTCTCTTCTCATTCGACTGCCTCCACAAGATCTCGAATTCTGCTGGCGGCCATCAGCTCGGAGATCCACCACGGCCGTTTTGTGCAAGTAAAAACCAGGCTCTCCGCCGCCTCATCGTAATTCCATTCCACCGTCACACCGTTACTGGTGGCCGAGCCCGCGTTCCCCGAGGAACGCATCTCGTCGGCCTGCGCCCGAATACGAGCGCGAATCGCGCGAAACCTGAGCGCCGGAATGTTTTCAAAACTCACGCGCATCGAGTTTCCTTGATTGCCGCCGCCGGGTTGATCGGTCCCGGCGGCGGCAGGTTGGTTGAGTTACCCCGAAGACGCGCCGTGTTCAGCCACTGTTGGCAAATCGGGGGTACTGCGCTCTTTGTTGGGTGTATCCCTTTGGGGCGAGCCAACCGCTCTAGTCCCGAATCCTTCGCACGTTGTCCGCCTGGGGCTTGCCTTTCTCCCCGATGATGACGCCAAACTCAACCTCATCGCCTTCCTTCAGCGACTTGTAGCCATCCTCGTCGATCGCCGAGTAGTGGACGAAGATGTCCGGGCCGTTTTCCTGCCCAATGAAGCCATAGCCCTTGGCGTTGTTGAACCACTTGACCGTACCACGATGCCTTTTGTCCACGTCCGATTTCCTTTCCTGTGCGTATTTTCCCCGAGCCCCTTCCAATCGCCGGCAGCCGCCGCTTAAATCAGCCCACGCGCCAGGTAGATGGCGAGCAGGAGCGCCAAAAACGGAAAAACCTTCTTCACGTCGAGGCCGGCCTTCGATGCCGCAAAGCGCACGGAGTCAACCACTGCTTTTGCCTTGGCCAGATCTTTCAGCGCCGCGGCTTTGAGATCGCGCTCGGCGCGCAATGCCTCCGCACTCGCCAGGCCGCCAAACTTCCAGCCTGCCCAGAAAATCAGCAGCGCCACCCCTATGGCGCCGATCAACCCAAACCAGAAACCCATGCCTTCCTCCTTTATTGCGCGGGCGAATTCGCCGCCCGGTTATTGAGTACATCCTTGGCGGCATTCACCGTGTAGAGTGTGGTGCAGATGCCACCCACATACAACCCCACCTGACCGACAAAAGCGCCCAACTCAGGCAGCGAGACCGGCCCATGAACCTTGGTCACCAGCGCCGTGATCCAGCCCGAGGCAAAGCAGATGACCAGCAAAATGCAAACGCGCGTGTTTGATGCGGTGCCATCGCGCTCGCTGAGTTGCTCTTTCAGAAACGCGCCGAGATTGGTAATAATCACCATTTGTGCCCCATCCCGTAGCCAACTGCCGCGCCAATCCCGATCCACTTTGCCGCTGTCACGGTGCGATGCAGCCAGGTACCACCCTTGGCCGCCGACTTCCATTCGTCGCGTTGCGCAGCCGTCGCTTTCAGCTCCACGGCCGTATCCGCCGCGGTCTGTGTACACGCGGTCAGTTTGGCGCCGGTTTCCTGGCAGCCAATCTCGGCCGCCTGAATCGCCTTGAAGTCCGCTGCGGGTATCACGATCTGCTGCGGCGGCGCATCCGGCGCATCTGGCGCGCCGGCCTGCCGGCTTGCTGGCCCGCTGACTGGCTGGGACGGCGCTGTCTGGATAGTGATCGGCTGCGGCAGAGCGGGCATCAGCTTCGAGCCGTCAACGATGATCTGCTGCGGCGTGGCCGGCGCGGCCTTCTCGATCTCCAGCGCCTTGAGCTGCGCGACAAGATTAGCCTGCGCGCCTTGCGCGTCCTTCTCGGCCTGGTCGATAGCCCTCTCCTGCACAGCCGAAGCCGCGTCAGCCCTGAGCCGCGCGTCGTGCTCCTGCAGCAGCATGTAGCCGGCCAGTAATGCCAATATCGCCAGCGCGACTTCCAACGGCGCGTGCCAGGTTTCAGGAATCGTCATTGTGCGCTTCCCTTCCATAGCTCCACTTCCGCTTCGCGCCGAGCCTTCAGGCCGGCCAGCTCGGCCGCGCCGGCATGATCCCAGCGGAGGATCTGCTCGGCCGCGGCATCGTATTGTCCCTGATTGAGGAGGAAGAGGAGGCGGGAGCCGGAGAGCCGCGTCGCGCCCAGGTTGAAGGTAAAATCCACCAGCGCGTCGAACTGGCCCTGCGTCAAGGGCACCTTCACCAGGCACTCGACAGCGCTGCAGGCCACATTCACGTCGCTGATGAGAATATCCTGCGCCGCGGCCTCGTCGATGCCGTCTGCAAAGCTGTCAGGATGCAGCAGCCGATGGCCGTAGCCCACGGTAGGAAAGCCGCAGGCGTCCAGGTAGACCTTCGCCCGGAAGCCTTCACACTTTTTCAGAAGCCTCATCCCCGCATCGCTGAATTCCATCGTGCCCGCTCCTTGCGGAACAGGGATCGAAAAGCGCGGTTTGGTTGCCCCGGTTCCCGATCCCTATTCGCTGCTCTGGCACACCGCAATCTCCTCTGTGAAGAATTGGGGTGCGTTCAGGGTCCAGAATAAGGTGGAATCGGGCGCACGGAGAGCAAGTTGAAAAAGGTGGAATAAATGGAATAGTTAAAGTTTTCAGAGAGAGTTAGTTCTGGTTTTCAGGCTGCCGCGCGCCGCATTTCGGGCAGGGCTTACGGCGTTCACGCGCGCTGAGCGCAATGGCGCACTCGATTATGGTAGCAGGATGCGAACGGTTCGGCGGCTTGATGCGCCATCCGTGCTCCGCGTGGAAGATTTTAGCAAATGGAGTAAGGCTCCATTTCATGGCTGGGCGCGGAAGCAATAGCTAACAAAATTGGTGGCGGCGGTGAAGACCAGAAGCGCCAGAATGACAGCCCAGAAGACGCCGACCACGGTGACGGGCTTGCGGGGCGCGGGCGGCTCATTCGCAGAGCGTTTCCGGCGCACAGCCAGGTAGAAAAACGTGACTATTAGAATGCTTACGAGCACGCTGCAAAAGAGCAGTCCACCATCCATCTCATTCTCACTTTCTGATCAAGCCTTCACTTTGTGGTCCGATGCCTCATATACCTGCCCGAGAAGCCGTTCCACAATAGAAGATTTATTTGGTCCAGTTCTTCGCCAAACATCATAGACTTCAGCAACGATTTCTGCATATTTAGACCGAGGAAGAATAATACCAGCCTTATTTGCAGCCGCTTCCACCGCCTTCAGTACTTCAGCCAACAGTTCAGAGTCCAGCGCTTTTTCCCCTCTTTCTTCGTCCGCATTATGTCCCGTAACAGTTCGCCACCATGCTTTTTCTCCCTCTGGCAGCAATTCTGTAAGCGCGATCAAAGCGGAAACAGGGGGGCTATCCTTACCCCTTTCCCATCTGGAAATGGTGTCTTGAACACTGCCAATCGCTTTAGCTAGTTCATCTTGCGACATTCCGAGTGATTGACGGGCAGCACGAAACGCCCCGGCGATTTCAGGGCGCAATTCGGCATTTACGCGCAAGCGCGTTTTTTTATTGACATTCATACGCGGTTCCGCGTAATGTCCTTTTTCAGAGAGTTGATACCCACCGTGGATTTTACTTCGTCGAGTACCGAATTCCGAAAAGCCGCAAGAATACGCGGCATTATCGCCGATGTCGCCAGGCGGTTGAACTTGTCGCACGAACACGTACGCCAGGTTGCATTGGGACGCCGCACCAGTAAGCGCGTTGCAAAAGCTCTGAGCGCTGAACTTCGCCAGAAAAAGCGTAAAGAGCAGCAGAAACAGCAACGGAGGCTTGCGGCATGAGATCATCGCGCCTTCTTTCTTTCATTTGCGCAATCAGACAATCCTTCCATCTCTTGGTCGCCGATGCTTCTGCACCGCAGGGACCGCAGCTTGCGCCGGGTGACCGCTTTATATCCCTGGACGAAGTGAGCGTTTTTATTCAAAAGGAATGGTCCTTGCGTTGGTACAAAACGCCCTCTCACGAAGAATGCCTCCGCTATGCGCGCTACTTCCCCGGATTCAAAGGCGTCTGTCGCATCTGCGGATGCACAGATCTTAGACCTTGTTATCTCTTTCTCGAACACCTCACGCCCTGCGCCTGGGTAAACGACGAACACACTCTCTGCACAAATCCAGATTGCCTCACTGAAGTTGCTAAAGCAGAAGGCAGCGGCCAAATCCAGCAGGAGCGCGATATATGAATAGTGCCAAATCATCACGCTCTCACTCTGCCGCCTCCGGGCCTTTTGTGTCACCGGAAAAGATTGCGGAAAGTTTTCCCCCCGAACAGCTCGATCTCTATGCCGCCGCTCCGCCCATGCCGGGCAGCCTGAACGATGAGAGCATCGTTCGCGGCGTACTGACACAAGCAATCCGCAACAGCGCGAAAAGCCGCGAACAGATTGCGGAAGAGATGTCCACCCTCTGCGGTGATCTCATCACCGTAAGGATGCTGAACAGCTATACCAGCGAAGCCGCCGAGCAACACCGCTGGCCCGCCCAATACACACGCGCATTCTGCCAAGTCATTGGTAATTGGGAACTTCTTCGCTGCATAGCGGAGCGGCAAAGTTTGCACCTGATTACCGATGACGAGGCGCAGCTCCTGGAGCTTGGCCGCCAATTCCTGATCCGCAAGCGGGCTGACGAGCAGATCGCCCTGCTTGAAGCACGCCTGCACGGAAAGGGTTCCCTATGAATTCATTCACACTTTTTCTCATTGCCTTTCCCGGCGTGGCCATCACCGCGGTACTAATCCCGCTGCTGGCCATGCGTTGTTTTCTGGCCATCACCCCCCGCGATCGCAAGCATTCCGAGTGGCTACTGGTGGCGGCGGCGCTGATTGAGCCGGCCGGCGCGCTGGCGCAGCTCACGGCCAACGGACTATCGCATCTGCGGCCGCTGAAGCTGGACCTTTATATCTACCGGATCGATTGCCTCTTCGGCTCGCCCAGCTTTGCCTTGGGCCAACTGGTGGCCGCGCATCTCTGGCTCAAGATTCTGGTCAGCGTGAGCTATGGCCTGCTGCCCACCGCCATCCTGGCCGCCTTTGCCATCAATCTGTTATGCGGCAGCGAGAAAAGGGCTCGGTGCGCCGCATGGACCTTTCTGATCTGCCTCTTTGCGGCTGTGCCCATTTACCTGCTCTGCCCGGTCTGCGGGCCGGCCTTTGCCTTTCCTGCCTTTCCGGTGCTGCCCGCCATCGTTGTGGCGCACCCCATTGCCATTGCCGCCGCGCCCAACGGCGTGCCCTCCGTCCACACCGCCGCCGCCATCCTGGTACTGCTCTTTCTCTGGCCGTGGCGATGGGGCCGCGCACTGGGAGGCGCCTATCTCGCCCTCATTGTGCTGGCCACGCTTGGTTCCGGCCAGCATTACCTCTTTGATCTGCTGATGGCCGTGCCCTATGTCTGCGGCGTGCTCTGGCTCGCCCTGGCCATTGAAGATCACCGCTCACTTGCACGGATCGGGGGCCGCTGACCATGGCGCAGCTTGCCTTATCCCTGCCTCTCCCAATGCCTGTCGCCGCGCCGCAACGCGTGCTGCTACCCGATTCTGACGATCAGGCGCAGGCCGATCTGCGCCTCTCCTACGTGCAGATGCTCCTGGATTACAAGCGCGACGCGGAGCGCTTTGGCTGCCTGCGGCTCAAGGATGGCACGCCGGTCAGCAGCGCCACCCGCATGTCGGCGTATGTGGCCGAGGTGGCCGGTGTGAGCCTGCGCACCATCAAATACTGGCTCAGCCGCTACCAGCAGGGCGGCCTTCCCATAAGCGCTAAGATAACGATTGACGATTGA